GATTGTCATAGCATGGTCTTCGCCGAAACGAATGTCAGGATACTTCACTGCTGCTGCCAGTTCACGCCGGACCGCATCGCGAAACTGCACGCCGCGCATAAAAGCTATCGGCGTTTCTTCCCAGCGCGAATAAGGGATGTCGACCACCAGTTTGCCACGGCTACCATCGATGGTGTGCACCGCATTCACACAGACAACATCGATACTTTTCCGCTTCAGGCCAATCATCAGCTGCTGAACATAGTCATCAGTGACAATGTCGTCATCATCGATGAAGACCACGAATTCGCCAGTCGCTTCTTCAATCATCTTGTTGCGCTTTGCGCCGATGGTCATTTCGCCGTCGTCGCAGCAAACCGCCAATTCGGTTTCCGGCGTCAGCTGCGGCTTCAACACTTCCAGCAACTGCGCCAGCATGGCTTCACGCCCGCGAACGGTAGGAATCAGAATCGACAGCTTCTTCATTGCCACCAGTCCCAAAGATCATTGCGATGCGGTTCATAGTAGCCCGGCCATGCCCGCTGCCAGCCAGCTGCGACGTACAGCTTCGACAATCCCATCCACGGTTCAAAGGGAACGCGGTTCAGCAACGCCACTGGCAGCGGCGGCTGAATCCACACTTTGCGAATGTCGCTGTGAATGCCTTGCCATTCTTCAAAGCCAAAGCGCGATGATCGACCATCCACTTCCACGCGCGGATAGATGCCCATCATGTCAGCGAACGCCCGGCGTTTCATCAGCCCGATTCCGCCGATGTAAGACGTGTCAACAACACCGCGCGGCGGCGGTCCAGACGGTGCAGCTTCACTGCGCGCTTCGATGCCCAGCAAGTCCACATTCGGATTCTGCTGCAGCAGTTCAAGGCATTCGTCCAGCCAGCGCGGCGGAAGCATAGTGTCGTTATCGATGCGCGCAAACAGTTCAGCGCCTGAATTGCGAATGTAGTGCGTCAGAATCGCAACCGGACCCAGACGGTTTGTCCGCACTACTGTTATCTGAATCCTGCCGTGCAGCAAGCCAGCTTCGTGAAAAAGATATTCCAGCGTTCCATCAGTCGAACCGTCATCGTAAATCACCAGCCGGTCAACATGATTCCAGTTTGTGTTCACCAGCATGGTGGTGAATGTCTTGCGCGTGAATTCCAGCCGGTTCCACGCCAAGTAAACTACTTCCAAAGCTGATTCCTTTCGATAAGCCGGTCGCGCGCCAGCCGCGCCTTGTACAGCCCGGTGAACAGCCGCCCATAATGTTCTTCCCGCCGCCACATCCGGTTAGGGCGCAGTTCGACTTGTTCGCCGTCGATCATACGGGACGGGTCCGCATAAACGGTTTTCGTGCGCGACAGCATGGGAAAAACATATTCGCATTCTTCTTCGCGGAAACGCGCATCGTCAACAGGGAAAACTTTGTTGTAATTGCGAAAGGCGATTTCCGGCAATTCACGGTCGAACAGCGCGCCCCAGCCCAGCAGCGTTGTGTCCTGATACATCGGGTCAGGATACGGCATCGAACCGACTACCACGCCCGGTTCGTAAGCATCCAGCAGCAGCTGATGGTGGGCGGCGGAAAGGATGCAGTCATCGTCCTGAAAGAAAATGACGCGATTCGTTGCTTCGGCAATGCCCAGATAGCGCCCATACACTTTCGCGTCGTAGTGCCGCTTCGAATTGTCCCAGATGACGACTTCGCCGTAAGGCAGCGAATCCACGATTGACCGCAGATTCACATCACCCCGGGTCACTAAAACGGCGGAAACAAGAACTGGGTCCAGCACGGTGCCTTTCTAGGGCGGCGGACGGTCCCGGGAACGCCCAAGCCCAGCCAGCTGCCAGCAGCGCCCCAGCGCGCCAGCCAGCGCCACGGCGGTGCCTTCTAGGACTTGCCCGCGTTCGCCGCCGCGCACATGTGGATAATCGCCGCCATTTCTTCGAACGTCTGTTCCGGTTCTGGTTCCCGCAGACGCGGAAAAAATTCTTTTGGCTGGATAGGCGGCGTTTTCGGGTCTTTGCCCATGCTGAAGTTTGCCACAACGGCGCACAGCATTCCGAAACGGCTGTCATCCTGCACTTGCTGATAGTGCCAGCGTTCAGCCAGCGCGTTGAATTGCCGCTTCGTCAGCAGCCGCCAGTCTTGCCGGGACACACGAAGATCGCTGGTCGCGAACGCCCAAATCTGATCGCGGGTCAGTTCGGGCGCAACGCCAAAGGGTCTTCACCATCCTGCTGCTGCTGTTCCAGTGTCAAACCATCCGAAAGCGAAGCGCTGAAGGCTTCGGCGACGACTTGCTGGATGTGCAGCATGTTCTTCAGGAAGACGAACGAACCAGCTTTTTCCATTGTCATTTCTGGATGATGCGTAACTAATCCAGCCCATAGCATCGCAACCAGCTGGCGCATCTGGTCGCGCCGTGACATGTGTTCATATTCGGCGACGATTTCTTCTTTCGGTCGCGGGTCATCAAGGAACTTGCGCCCGGTTTCGTCTTCCAGCCGCCAGATTGCCGTGATAGGAAAGCAAAGCGTGTATTCACGTCCCGCCAGTGTAATCGGGAAATCAGTCTTGTCTGGGTCCGACATAATGTTGTACTCCTGAAAAAAATCTGGGACCGTCAGCCGTTCAGAAAGACAGACGGTCCCAAGGCTGTTCAGACCTACAAAGGGAGAACGGTTTTTGCTAGCTGCTGTAAACGATTGTTTCCGGCGAACCGACTACTTGAATCGACACTTCCATCATCATCTGCTTCTTGATGTCGAATTCCAGCGTGGGACGCTTGAACAAGTAGCCGCTGAAGCCAAGTGTCATGTAAGGCACTTGCGGACTGCTTTTCGGGTCCAGCTTGGATTTCAAATTGAAGTTGTGCGGCTTGCCGTCAAAGTATCCGAAGAAAATCCGCTGGCTGGCATCTTCCGGCACCAAGTTCACGCTGAAGTCGACCGTGCCGCCTTTCACAATTGTGGGAATCATTTCTTCCCAGATTAGGTTGTTCAAGTCTGCCGACGAATCTTGGTTCGTCGTGTCAGCCGTGGTGATTTCCGTACCAGACCATTTCAGCGCGCCAAATACTTGCGCCACGCGCGTGAAGACTTCCGGTGATGCGCCGTTGCCGACTTCCAAACTTGCACCAGCGCCAGAACGTGCTCTGATATTTTGCGGCATTCCTTGTTCTCCTTATTTCGCCGGATTCAGACGGCGCTAGTTTTCACGAATCTGATTCGTTGTAAATCACATGGAAATCCGAAATGGTTCGATACTGCTTGCGCGCTTCTTCGTAATCGTCGACTGCGTCGTCACGCCAAAGCGCGTTCACCCAAACATTCGTTCCCATGGATGCGTTCGTATAGCCGACAAGCGAATCGCGCAACGACAGCGCCAGCGAATCGCATTGGGAACGCGTCATCGCCCAAACATCAATCTGGATGTGAATGTCGTAAAGACCATCGGGCGCGCCGTCCAGATTTTCTTCAGTGGTTTCGCCGATGCGTTGATACGTCAGCGCGGGCAGCGCGCAGCCTTCATCCAAGATGTTTGGGAACATGCGCCCGCCTACCGCTGTGCGCAGCGCAGTGATTGCCGCCGCGCGGTCTGGATCCAGTCCGGCAGTCGGCGCAGTCATCAGAAAACCATAGACGCTGCAAAGCATTTTTTAGCGGGACACTTCAGCTGAACGCGGCGATTCCACGCCGTTCACATCGACTTCCGTCACTTGATAGAAGAACAGCTGCCCGGGCGCGACTGCAGTGTCGGCGAATGTCGTCGCCGTCAATCCCTTCTGATACGGCGTCGCGCCTTCTGCGCCCGCCGCTGCACCGCGATACAGATTGAATGTCGCGCCAGCTGTGTTGGAACCTTGCCAGATGATGACTGGCACAGCTGTCACCGCAGTCGGTGCTGGTGGTCCGGCTGGCTTGCCGCCCGGCAGCAATGCCATGTCGACACCCGCCAGCGCGCCATCAGTAGTCTGCGACCACGCCGGAACCGACAGCGTGTAATCACCGCTTGCCGGGTCTTTGAATGTAATCGTCAGCGGGACATCGTTGCCAACAGGCCATGTGCGTGCCGGGTCCACGCTTTTGCCCATCACGTTTCCGGTATAGCGCGCATTGACATCGTTACCCGGCGTGGTGGGCGTTCCCATGTTGATAATCAGCCCGGGCGTCCCATTGCAGCCGTGATCGCCGTTTGGCTGGCGCGGAATCACGTTGTCAAGGAACCAAAGGTTGTCGCAGACAGGATGCAGTATTTGCCCATGCCAGCTTCCCGGGAAACTGAAATACACGCTTCCCCATGGCGCAGCATTGGGATTTTCCGCAGCGGTGTTGTGCTGGCACACAACATCCAGCACTGGCGGGTTGACTGGCGGACTGGCTGTCATGTCCGCGCCCAAAGTGAACAAGATGAAGCTAAACTGCCCGTTGTTGTAGCCCGGCTGTGCCGGGTCGCCATAGCCGACAAGGTTGTTCGTGATGTTGATGCGCGCCGTCGACCCAGCATTCCTGCACTGCAGATAGGGTGTGATACCGCAGTTATAATCCGATTCCATCACATCGATGCCGCGCACAATGTTTTTCAGAATGTTATTCGTGATGGTCATGTCTTTGACGACGGCGATGTCGCCGCTTTGCGAAGTGCGCACCGTCAGGACAACGGCACCGCCGACTTGCCCGGCATTCCACTTGTTTTCGATCAGATTGGAATCCAGCAGCACACGCTGCGCGCTTTTGAACTCGACCGAATTCTTCACCACCATCATGCCCGCGTTCGGCAGCGCGCGCCACGCAGCTGGCGATGTGGCGGGCGGCTGATTCACGTTCTGATTGATCAGCGATTGATACACCAAGCCGGAAGCGTTGACGATTGCGCCGACGCTGTAACTGATGTTCGCAGACCACGGACTTGATGCCACGGAATACAGCACCCATGACAGCGGCTTGTAAATCCAGTTATCGCGAATTTCCAAGTCGGATGGAACATGCGGATTCGCCGGACCACCAGCCCCACCAAACAAGACGTTTTCGCCCGCAGCGGAAAGGAAGTTGTTCACCACTTTCAGCGGTCCATCAGCGTACCAGCAAGCCACGGCTTGCGTGTCGGTCCCGCGCATGTGGATTTCATCTATCCAGCTGTCAATCACTGCGCCGAAGTTGAAGTTCGCTTGCACAGCTTGCTGCAGGTCGACAGTCGGCGAACCGTGAATGTAGCAGCGGTCAAAAATGATATGGTCCGGCATCGGTTCGGGAATCGGATGCATCATCGACAGATTCTGAATCAGCCCGTAGCCGTACCCGCGCGCCGTCGTGCTGCCGTAGTTTGGCGGAATGTACGTGCTGACGCTATACAGTTCCACGCCATAGATGCGCACATAAGACGAATGCTGCGGTCCATTCGTGAAACGCAGCGCCGCCACTGCGTTCGGCGTGACGATGATGCCCATATCTTGCGCGTCCGTGGGCGCAGACACGCGCGTGCCAGTGGGATGCTTGGCGTGAAAGCCAGCCGTGGTGATGTGCAGATACTGCGGTGTGCCAGCTTGCGGCAAGGCTGGGATGATGAAGTTGCCGGAATAGACGGTTGCCGGGTCCAGCTGAATGCAGTCGCCCGGCTTTGCCGCTGCCAGCGCGTTCTTCAAGTCCAGCGCCGTGTGACAGGCGAATGTCTGTCCAGTGGGCGGCGTGAACGTGGTGTCGAATACTGTTCCGCTGTATCCAGATTTGTAATCACCAGTGATGCCATTAGGAAGCGCTGCAACTGGCTTGGGCATAATTCCTTTCTTACCGCTTGAAGAAGTTGTCAATTTCAACGGTTAGTGTTCTCGCGAAAGCGTCTTCCGCTTCCTTGACATGCGATTCGAATGCATTGCGCATGAAAGGATGCGCGCTGCGGGTCGAAGTGCCATACTCCAGAAACTTGGCATAGAACGCCGACTTCAGCGGACCGATGTTCACCAGAAAGCTGCCTTCCCGCAATGCCTGCCCGCGTCGGCTGATGTGCGCTTTCAGATAGCCAGGCATTCGCGCTTTGCTGCCCATGGGACGTTCATCCTTGCGCACTGGCGCAGCTGTCCTGATGGCTTTCTGCAGCACTGCCGCGCCCGCGTTCGCAGCTTTGCGAATCGCGTCTTTTTGCATCTTGTCGCTGAACTGCGCGGCACGCCGCCCCAGTTCTTCCATGCCTACTACGGTTACATCAGCCAACGTCCAGACTCCCTGTCTGTGTCAGTCGTTGAAGACACGTCACCATGATTGGGTCGATTCTGCGTGGACCAAAGTTGACGTGCTGGATGTCCAGAATCCAGCCTTCCGGCGTGATGATGCGATTGATTGCGGGATTAAGATTCTGCGTGTCGTCGCCCCAGCGCAGAATACAAAGATGCGTGACTTCGGGCGCAAACTGCATTCCGCGAAAAGACTCATTGCCAGTCGGCGAAATCACCGACGCCCATGTCCAAGCGTAAGTTGTCCAAGTTGTTGGCGGCTGTCCGCAAGAATCCTGCCCCGCATCGCGTGCCTGCAGCTGAATATATTTGCGTTGCTGCCCGGCTTTGATCATTCCGCGTCGGTCTTTGAAAGCTGGCTTCCACTGCTTCGTTTGACTCATACCTGCACTGCTTTCCAGAACGCTTCAGGAATCATCGCACGACTAACTTCCGGCCAAAGCAAGTGACCGTTGCGGCGGCTGGTGTTGTCTTCATGGATGCTGGCAACCATCAGCTGTTCAGCGTCGACGCAAAGCAGTCTGTCCGGCTTGGCTTCATTCACGAATGCATTGTCTTCGCCGTTACTGGAATCCTGAAAGCGCTTTTCCATCCAGAACGACTTGCGAAAGCACAGCGAACTGCCCAGCGCGTAATACAGCGCGCCCTGATATTTACTTGCTTCGTTCTTGTCGGCGTGCCAGAACAGCATCGAATGATAGCCAGTCAGGTCTTTCCCTGATTCGATCAGGCGCTTCATCTGATCGCTGATGCGTGTCGGCGCATTCCAGTCATCATCGTCCCAGCGCACAATCACTTCACCAGCCGCCAGTTCGCACGCTTGGTTCAGCTTCCAGCCAATCGTTGACTTGGGTCGATGTGCGGGCAGATTCGCTTCGACGCCGAAAAAATAACGGCATCCCGGCACATCGCGGAAAACATCTTCAACGCGGTCGCTGCCATCGTCGACAACAATCAGTTCTTTTTCCGCCCAGTCTTGCTGCAGATAACATTCAATCGCGCGCGGCAGAAACTTGCGGCGGTTATATGTCGGCATCACGCATGAAACCAGCATCAGCGCCCGAACCTTTCCCAGTTGTTCAGCACTGGTGCAACATCCCAGACGCGCCACGGAAAAAGCAGCTGTTCGGCTGCGGGCGGCATTTCTTGCGATTCCCGGTTCTCATAGAAGTGCCCAATCATCAGCTTGATTGCCAGCAGAATCGGTTCCGGTATGGCGTTGTTCAGCACAACTGGACTTTGCGATGTGTCCTGATAGCCAGCCGTGAACGTAATCTGCACCGCATCCAGCACCCAACGCGCAATAGGCCATGCTGCACCATACAGCGGCTGCAGCCTTCCCGGTTCGGCATAGCCGACTTGATAGCCTTTTTGCGCAGCCGTCCCGACGCCGACGCTTGCGCCTGTCACGTCCTGCAGCGTGCCGCTGTTCATTTCGATATATTGGAACGAATCGACACTGACTAACGGCGACCGTGGAAGATGAATTTCCCGGTAGGGTGAAATCAGCGAACTGCCGAAGCCATAAGAAAACGGCCAGCTTCCCGGGAATCGATCAAACGTCAGCAGCCACTGCTGGCGCACCAGCGAACGGCGCAAGTACACTTCTGCCGCCGTGCGCGCAGCCGTAATCAACGCAGTCAGAACTAAGTCCTGATCAGTCGACGAAATGCGCAGCTGGTCTTTCACTTGCATCAACGTCAGCGGTTCATAAGCTGGCGTTGTCAGCTGCTGAAGATTGAACAGTCCCATGGCTTATTGAATTGCGCGCACGTTCTTTTTCTTTGGCGCTTCAAGGGTCGCGGTTTCATCACCCGCCAGCGCAGCGGTCTCGCGCGATGCTTCGATGCGTCGCGCCACGCCGGATTTTTCCCATGCTTCGGCCAAATCTTCGCGCACCATCACACGATCATTCGGCGCAAGTCCGAAGCCGGATTGCGGCGTGCTGGTTCCGACACGCGTGTCGTGACCGCCCGCGATGGATGTCAGTATCAGCATTAAAACCATTTTGCGATTACTCCTTTGTTGGAAGATTT